TTATCCCGCAATCAGCCCGTGCGCCCGCAACGCCGACAGGATCGCCGTCACCGCCGAACGCGCCTCGTCATCGCGCGTTACGCCGCCGCCCGGCGATGCGATCGCCGCCTGCTGTGCGCCCACGACCGGTACGCCATCGACGACGATCCGTCGCGCACGAACTTCACCGCGACGCCACTGGCCGCCGCGGAACTCCGCGGTCGTTTCGCCCGCGGACCACCATATCCGCATCCCCTCCCGCGGGACGACGAACCGCCATCCGCCCTCGGTCATTCCCGCGATCTGGTCGGTCCGTCCGGCCCAGTCGCCGGTCGGCGCGGCACCGACGATCCAGCATTGCCCGACCGGCGGCGCGGTCGGCGGCACGTCCTGCGCCACCCCGGCGACGCATCCGTGCAACAGCAGGTCGATCAGCATAAGCGCTTCGTTATGCACCATTTCCTTGTGCGACTGCGCAACGTGCAACAGCGGCAGGGCAAGGCGGTTGGTCAGTTCGTTCATCGCGACGTCTCCGAGGAATAGGACAGGGTTGCAGGGAGCGACAGGCCGTTGGTGCCGATCTGGCGCACCTCGATCGTCACCCGGCCGGTTCCGTCGGCCGGGCGCCAGTGCGGCTCGCCCACCTCGATCGATTGCGCCGCGCCGACCGCATCGATCACGGTCAGCCGATACGCCTCGCGCTCCTCGACCAGCGGCATGTCGACGCCGTCGCGCCACGGCACGAACCCGCGCGCCCGGCGGTTCCATCGCAGCACCGGACCTTGTCCGTCGCGCATCATCGACAGCTGCACCGGGGCCGGCGGCACCAGCCAGCGCCCGATCGGCGTGATCGTCGCGGTCGCGACATCGTCGTCGCTCAGGCCGACGCCCATCACCCCGACCGGGGTTCCGACTGCCACGTCGTCGATCCGCCGCAGCGTGGCGGGGTCGAGCAGCACGAAGGCCTCGCCCGGCCGGTGCGCCGCCATCGCCCCCTCGGTGCCGCGCCGCCCGCGCCACAGCCGCGACAATCGCCAGCGCGCGGTGCCGATCCGCACCGCCGATCCGAACTGCACGATCTCCTCGCCCACCAGCGCCGCATTGCCGCCGCGATCCATCGCCGCCGCATCGATGCTCTCCAGCATCATCGCGTCGTGGAGCAGCACGACCTCGATCGCCGACGCCCGATCCTCGACCAGCGCACTGCGCGGCACCGGCAGCACGGTCACTGTCCCGAACACGCCGGCGGCGGCGGTATCGCCCATCTCACGCCACCCGCCCGCATCGCTCCCGATCGACAGCGTCGCCCGGCGCCAGCCCGCGCCGGTGCCGGCCGCGACCACGCCGACCCATGGCACCGCACCGGCATCGTCGCCCGGCAGCTCGACCAGCAGCAGTGCGGTTCGCCCCGCCACGACATCCGCCGCCAGCTGAGGCGTCCCCGTCGCCGGCGGCGCGGCCTGTCCCGCGCCCGCGATCCGCACCAGCTCCAGCGTGATCCGCATCGCCTCGATCCGGCTGCGCCGCACTCGCCACAGGCCGGCGGCATCCGACAGCGTCACCCGGTCGCCGGGCGCGACATCGATCGCCTGCCAGTCGAGCGCGATCGTCCGCACGTCGCGCGCCGCGCTTTCCCGCGCCGCCATCTCGCTCGCAATCCCCGCCGCCGTCGCCGCATCCATCGCGGCGGGCAGCTCGATCCGCACCATCCTGCCCGCGCCGCCGGGCCGCAGCACCTGCTGCACCCCCGCCTGATAATCGCGCGCGGTGTCGTGATAGGCGATGGCGACATCGACCGGCGCGCCCGGCGGCCGGCGCCATGCCGGCGCTTCCATCGGCAGCGTCACATCGGGCAGCGCCCGCGCCGCCCCCGCCCCGATCCGCAGCCGCGTGCCATCGCCATCCGCCGCATACCACCCGCCGAGCGGCGCGACGATCGCCTCCACCGCATCGCGCACCCGCTCGCCACTGGCGGCATAGCCCGCCAATACCGGCCCTGCCGCCTCCGCCCGGATCGCCCCGCCGCCAAGCGCCTCGACGACCGCGCCGACCCCGATCGGCGCGGCATCGGCCTCCACCTCGAAGGTCAGCGACGGGATGCGGTTACCGAAATCGGCCAGCGCCAGGTCCTCGAACACCGCATAGGCGATACCGCGATACGCCGGCGCGTTACCGATCCCGACCAGGCTGGCGATCAGCGGATCGGGTGCCTGCGCCTCGTCACCCGGATACCAGCGGAACCCGGTCCGCGTCTTCCAGTCGCCCGCCGCGCCGCGCAGCAGCTTGCCCTCGGCCCAGATGCGGCGAATGCCCCGGATCGGCCGCCCCGACAGCGCGACCGCGAACGACGCGGTGTAGCTATAGCGCGTCGTCCTCCCCGCCCCCTTGCCGCTGATCGCCGCCGCCTCGCGCAGGTCCGTCGCCCAGATCACCGTACCCGCCACCCGCATCGTCCCGAACAGCTTCGGGATCTGCGCGCCATAGCTCGACAGCTGCACCTGCAGCTCGCGCAGCCGCGGTCCCTGCCGTGCCGGCCCGCCGAACACCGCCCCGTCGATCGCCCCGCCGCCCAAGCGCCCCAGCGCCGCCCCCACCGGCCCCGCCACCGCGCCGCCCAGCGTCGTCAGCACCATCGTCGCCATCGTCATCCTCCCGTTTTCGCCAGATGCCGATCACCGGCCATGGCGGCGGCCCCGGCCGTTCGACCACCGCCCGCGCCACCGCATCGGCGTGGATCATGCCTCCCTCGGTCGCCAGCGCGAGGTGGAGCTGCCCAGGACCGCTCGTCATCAGCAGCACATCGCCCGCCGCACCGTGCCCGACCGCCCGGAATGCCTGTTCCAGCACCGCCACCGCCCGCGCCACATCGCCACCGCGCGCGGGATAGTCGGCCGGCACCGCGACCCCATGCGCCCAGCCGACCAGCCCGACGCAATCGAACCCCTCCGCGGGGTTCCGCCCCTGCCGCCGGAACCGACAGCCCAGCGCATCGCGTGCGCGTCCGACCGCGCTCATCCGCCCGGATAGCGGGTCAGCAGGTCGATGCCGGGCAAATGCGGTTCCCCGCGGAAGTTCGCGACATTGCCGAAGCGGTCACGACAGGTCGCCAGCGTCCCGTCGCACCCCTCGCTCAGCTCGACCAACGCCCCCGCACCCGCGAAGGCGGGCACCGCCTCCAGCGTCACGCCGTCCGCATCCGCCGCGACGATGAACGCCGACAGCCCACCATTCGCGCCCCCGATCCAGCGCAGCCGCCCCCGCGCGAACCCCGCCCCCGCCGCCAGCACCAGCCGCTCGCCCTCCTGCCCGCGCACCCGCACCACCCGTCGCCGCCCGCGCATCGCCACCCGGCACCGCCGGTCGCCCAGCGTCGCGCGGCATCCGGGCGAGGTCGCCTCGACCACCGCCGCCTCCAGCTGCACTTCCCCGCCCAGCAGCTCGGCGGCGAAGGTACCGCGCCCCATCTCGACCGCCCCGATCCGCCCGCTGGCGACCGGCACCGATGCGCCCGGCCGCTCCCAATCGACCGCGAACACCGCCACCCGCGCCCCGTCATAGCGCCCGGCCAGCAGGTCGCTTTCGCGGATCGCGGCATGGGACAGCGCCCCCTCGACCGTCATCGCCGGGGCCTCCAGCGTATCGTCGCGCACGATCGCGGAAGGGGTCATCCCCGGCGCCGCGCGATAGGGGAGGCCGTCCACCACCAGGTCGCGATCATGCGCGGTCAGCCCGATCGTCACCCCGTCGCTCCGCTCGATCCGCCAGCACAGGGCCAGCGTCGACACCGCGCTCATGCCTCGCGCACCTCGATCAGCGGCACGCTGGCCGCGACGCCCGCGCCATGCGTCGCGCGCGCCACCTGCAACCGGTCCTCGGCAAAGCGCACCGGCACATCGAACGCGAACCCCGCCGTCACCGCCACACCCTTGCCCGGCGCGACATCGAGCAGCACCATGCCGCCGTTGCCTACGCCAAAACCCTGCGTCTCGACCCCGCCGACGCCCACCCGGACGCTGCCCGCGACCGGCCGCGTGATCCGCCGCACCATCGCTCCGTATCGCTTCACCAGCGCGAACCGCGTCGTCACCCCGTCGCCGGTCCCGATCCGCACGTCACCATAGCCCGGCACGACAGCCGTCGAATGGTCGAACGGGTCCTGCAACCGGAACGCCCGCGCCGGCCCCAGCCGGGCGCGAAAGAAATCGAGCAACACCGCCACATCCGCCTGCGACCGCACCCCCGGCCCGACATCATAGCGGGTGCGCGGTTCCGCCCAGTCGACGTTGCGCGCCTCATGCCCGCCCGCCGCCACCGCGATCGCGGTCGACGTCTCCGGCATCACCTCGGCCTCCACGCCCAGCGCCAGCGGAAAGCGCACGTCATCGAACGCCTCCATCGCGCCCTCCTCCTGAAAATAGGTGAACCCGTCGCGCAGCACCTGCGGCAGCGCCCAGACGAAGGTGTCGGCCACCCCCCGACGCATCGCGACCTCGGCAGCCTCGGCAATCGCCCGCCACTGGTCGCGATCCTCGCGTGTCAGGACGAAGCCCGAAAAATAATGCTGCTCGCCTGCCGGATAGCCAAGCCGCGCCCCCGCCGCCGCGACACCCCGCGCGGTCGCCCCGACATTGCCGGTCGCCGCCCAGTCATAATCCTCCAGCTGCAGCACATCGAACGCCGGCCGCGCCCAGCCGACCGGCAAATTCGCGCGCTTCACCTCCGGGCTGTCGGCATTCACGATCGTCGGCAGATAGGCGAGCAGCAACGCCGCCTCCGCCCCCGCCGCTCGTGCCGCCGCGACCAACGCCGCCGTCGAAGCTGCCAGCACCGCCCCCGCCCGATCGAACAACGCACGCCTCGCCGCATCGAGGCTCCCACGCACATCGTCGATCACCGGCAGGTTCCCGCCCAGCGCCACCCGCGCCGCCTCGTCATACAGGCAGATGCGGTGATCGACCGTCACCCACCACCACGGCTCGCCGACCTGGAACCGCCCGCGCCCGCCCGCCGCCCGCGCGATCCCGACAAACGCCCGCGCCACCGCCTGCAGATAGGCCATCGCTCCCGAATGCGCCGGTGACAACAAGGTCGACGGCGGCACCCACCCGGTCAGCGCCGGCGACCCGTCACTCGCCCGCTGCTTCCAGTCGCCCCAGCAATGCGCATCGAACAATTCATAGCTGAGCGACCAGATCGGATCATAGCCCAGCGCCCCCGCCCGCACCGCAAAATCGCGATGCCACGCGGCACAGGGCGCGTTCAGCACGCCCCCGGCCAGCGACACGAACAGCCCATCCCCCGACCGCTCCAGCCGGAAATAATGGCTCATGCCGACATAATGGACGAGGGCGCCACGATACCCCAGCCGCAGCGCATTGTGCAGCAACCGCTCCGGCGTCAGGTGATAGCTGTCGTCATAGCCGCTGGCGATCCGCAGCCCATGTTCGGGCAGCACCACATCACCCACCCCCAGCACCGACCCCGGCCCGTCGCAGCGAATGCCGGACATCTCGGCCCACCCCTCGACCGGCGCGGCCAGCAGGGCGCCGCCCTCGACATAGTCGGGCGGCACCAGCGACACGAACATCCGGTCGACATCGCCCGCCCATACCGGCACCGCATCCTCGGGGAACTTATACCCCCCGACGACGCTCGCGAAATCGATGACGATTTCCGCATCTTCCGGCGTGCCGGTCGCGTAATTCCACAGCCGCACATACCAGCTGCGCGCGACGCCCGCCGCATCGCGCCCCTCGATCGTCAGCACCGGCCCATGCCGCGCATCCAGCGGCCGGATGCCCCCCGACCGCCAGCGAAACCGCAAGCGACAGTCGCGATAGTCGCGCACCGTGTCATAGCGCAGCAGCGGGTGGTCATGGACATCCTCCGATGCCCAGATCAGCCCGGCCAAATCGCCCTGCCGATAGAACACGCAATCGACCCGCAGCGCATCCGCGCCCGTGGTCACTACCGACGCCATCATCGGACGCGGGAAATCGACCGTCCAATAGGCAGGATCGAAGCGCGACAGCACGCCCGCTTCCTGCACCGTACGCTGTTCCGCCAGCCAATATCCCATGGCTCAAGCCTCCATCAGCGCGGCACGCACCGCCCGCGCCACCTGCCGGCTCGACTGTTGCAGCGCGCGGGGGGCATCGCCGCCGCCCGCATTCACCGTGATCGCCACCCGCACCTCGCGAGCGCCCCCGGACTGCGCCGCCACCACCTGTCCACTGCTGGTCGGCACGAACAATTCCGGCCCGCGCTCGCCGACCCAATAGGGCCGCACCGGACTGACCGGGCCACCGGTGGCCCGCCCCGGCGCCCCGCCGATCAGCTGCCCCAGCAGTCCGATCAGCCCGCCCCCGCCGCCCGGCGTCACCGCGCCGACGACAGCGGCGGCGGCGATCTCGCCCAGCACCTTCAGCGCGGTGTCGCGCAGGTCGTCGAAGCCCAGCTTGCCGGTGCGGATCGCGCGCGCCAGCGTCGTCTCCACCGCCCGCCCCGCCCGGTCGATCCCGCCCGCGAACGGCCCGTCGAGGCTCGCCTGCATCGTCGCCACATCCTGCGCGAACCCGGCGGTGTCGGCACGCACGCGCACCACCAGCCGTTCGATTTCCTCATCCATCGGGAAAACGCTCCTTTAATCGATCGATGGTTGTGCGGTCGCAGGGGTCGGGCGCATCGCCCCGCACCGCCTGCACCAGCGCGCCCAGCTCGCCGGGCGTCGCGCGCCAGAACACGTCCGGTCCCCAGCCGAACGCCACCCCAGCCAGCCCCGCCATCCGCCGGGCCGCGTCGGCAAAGCTCACCGCCCGCCCAATATCAGCGCGATCAGGGTCTTCAGCGCCGGGGTCGCCGCCGCCAGCCCGCCCGCCGTCACCCCCTCGGCAAAGGCGTCGCGCCCCATCGGCGCCGGATCGCGCAGGCAATGCCACAGCAACGCGACCAGCTCGCCAAGCGTCAACCGCCCCCCCGCCGCCCGCTCGACCAGCGCGAACAATGACCCGACCTCCCCCTCCGCCGCGACCAGCGCGGCGAAACTCGGCCGCAGCACCAGCGTCTCGCCGTTGACGCGCAGGCTCGCCTCACCCCGCACCGGATTGGCCGGCGCGCTCATGCCGACACCACCGGGCCGGACGATTCCAGCGCCAGCGTGTAATTCCGCTCGCCATTATAATCGCCGGCATAGTCCAGCCGCGTGACGAGGAACCGCCCGGTCATCGTCTCGCCACTCTCGAAGCTCAGCCGATAGTCGTCGATCACTCCCGACAGCGCATTGCCGCGCAGCCGCACCTCCGCCGCCGATCCGGTGAACACGCCCGCCCCGCTGACGCTGACCGACCGCACGCCCGCCCCCGACAGCAATTCGCGCCAACCGCCCGAATCCTTGCTGGTGATCGCCACCGCCTCGCCATTGACCGACAATTGCGTGGTCCTGAGGCCGGCGACCGTCGCATAGGCCACCGGCACCGCCCCGTTCCCGATCTTCAACAGGAACGCACTACCCTTCTCCGCCGCCATCGATGTTCTCCCAAGCCAAAATCGTCACCCCAGCGCATCCCGCGCCCCGGCGGAGCAAGGCACGCCCCACCTCATCGTCATTCCCGCGCAGGCGGGAATCCATTGCCGCCGACGCCCGTGAAAGCACCGCAACCGTCCAGCGAATGGATTCCCTCACCCCGCCAGCATCCGCACCCGGAACTCCAGCGCCCCGACCCAGCCATCCCCGTCCCGCACCACCCGGCTGCGCACGAACGACAGGCTCACCACCCGCCACCCCGCCAGCCCGGCCGGCGCCGACAGCACCGCCCCTTCCGCCACCGCCGCGATCTCCCGCAGCCGCACTGGCACCTCGCCGCCATCGAACAGCTGCACGACCACCCGCCCCTCGCGCCCGGCGGCATCCTTGGTGCCCCAATCGGTCAGCACCGGCGTATCGACGACCACCAACGGCCGCGCGGCCCGCACCGGCGGCGCATCGAACACGCTGGCCATCGTCAGCACCCCGCGCAGCCGCGCGACCAGCATCGCCTGCAACAATGTCCCCGCGATCACCGCGCCCACCCCGCAATATCCTGCAACCGGGGATCGGAGATCGTCCGCCGCACCAGCCCCCGCCCCGACAGCACCACGCCATCGCCCTCGACCGCCACCGCGACCCCCGGCACCTGCCCGGCCGCCGTCGCCACCCGTTCGCGCACCGCGTCCGCCCGACGTGCGCCGATCGCCTCGGCCCGCTCCACCGCGCCGATCATCGTCGCTCTCCCACCAGCCGAATCCGCCGCCACGGCCGCCACAGCGCCCCCACCGCCGCCGGGGGTGCCGCCGAAGCCGTGCGCGCGTCGAACAGGTGCGCGACCAGCAGCACGATCCCCTGCGCCACCGGCGGCGGCACCGCCTCCCATCCGCTCGCCAGCCCCGCGACGAAGCGCACCGGCCCCGCCGCCGCCATCCGCACCCATCCGGTGCCGGTCGCATCAATGTCGATCGCCGTGACGGGCGCCACGGCGGTAATCGCAGTCACTGGTCCCACCGGCAGCGGCCGCCATTCGCTCGCCGCCGCCATCATCGCCTCATGCGGCCGCGCGATGATCGCGGTGCCGGTATAGGCCTCGGCCAGCGCCAGCGCGCTTTCCGCCAGCCGGTCGATCACCATGTCCTCGGCAGTACCGGTCACCCGCAGATGGTCGCGCGCCGCCACGCGCACCCCCGCGATCACCGCCGCCGGAAAGGGCGCTGTGGTCATAAATTTCTCCTCGTTGGACCGCCTCACGGCGGTCAGGCGGTGCCGGCCCGCTCCCCCACCCGGCCACCCACACGCTATTCTGATGGGTGGCCGGGTGGGGGAGCGGGCCGGCACCGTCACGGGGCGGGATTTTTCTCCCGCCCCGTCAGATCAGTTCGCCGCGACCTTCAGCAGCTTGATCGCCTCCGAATTCATCACCGCCCCGCCGACGCGCTTGGTGGCGTAGAAATGGACGAACGGCTTGTTCGAATACGGATCGCGCAGGATCTGCGTCTCGGCCCGCTCGGCGATCAGATACCCCGCCTTGAAGTTGCCGAACGCGATCGGCAACGTGCCCGCCGCGATGTCGGGCATGTCCTCCGCCTCGACCACCGGGTATCCCAGCAGCGTGTTCGCCTGCCCCTGCGCCAGCCCCGGCGTCCACAGGAACGCGCCGTCCGCCGTCTTGAACTTGCGGATGCGCGCCGCCGTCTGCGCATTCATCACCCAGCACGCGCCCTGTCGATAGCTTCCGCGCAGGGCATGGACCAGGTCGATCAACCGGTTCTCCGGCTCGCTCCCGAAATCCGCAGCCGCGCCCGACGGCAGGTGCTGCAGCGTCCCGAACGCCCGCACCGCATCGCCGGTCGCGGCGGTTGGATAGGACAGGAACCCGCGCGGCCGCCCGGTGCCGTTGCCGCTGACGAACGCCTGCCCCTCGGCCCGCGCGAACTCGGTCGCGATCTCGTCGGCCAGCCATGCCTCGACATCGAACGCCGCATCGTCCAGCATCGCCTGGCTCGCCGCCGGATTGGCGTACAGCTCGCCCATCGGCGGCGCGATCTCGTTGAAGGTCGGCGTCGCCGTTTCCGGCCGTGCGCCCGCCTCGCTCGCCCAGCCCGACGGCGTGGCGCCGCTGGTCACCAGCTTGCGATAGCCCGCCGACCCGACGCTCACCACCTGCGCGATGGCGCGGATCGGGCTGGCATTCTTCAGCGTCGCGCCGATCATCGCGTCGATCTCACGCGGCACGGCATAGCCGCCACCCGCATCGCTGGTCCCCGCCACCGCCTTCGTCTCGACCGTCATGCCGCTGCGCACGAACGCGCCGAAGCCCCCGCCCGGCGCGCCCGCGCTCAACATCGGCCGGCTCGCACCCGCCGCCACACCCGAAAAGCTCCCCGCCAGCGTCTCGATCGTCATATTCGTCGTCCCCATGAAAAAAGGGGCGCCGCGTGATTGCGACACCCCCGTTGGAAAAGTTGTTGGATCGAGCGGCCCCTCACCCGTCCTCGACCGCATGGATGCGCGCCAGCACCTGCATCGGCTGCGCCACCACGCTGACCTCGATCAGCTCGGCGGCGGCGATCGTCCGCCACGCCCCCTGCCGGACCGCCGTCGCCCGGTATCCAAACGACAGCCCGGTAATCGCGCCCGCCCGCACCAGCCGCGCCGCCTCGCCACCCTCGATCCGCCCGATCACCGCTAGGCCCCGCGCATCCTCCCCCAGCCACTCGACCGTCCCGATCGGATCGCCCCGGTGTTGCCACAGCAACGGCACCGCCCCCGTCGCGACCAAGGCGCCGGGCAGCACGACATCGCCACCCCGGTCCGCCCGGCCGAAGATCGCCGCATATCCCGCGAACCTCACCGCGCCCATTCGGGCCACCCGGTCTTGACCGCGATCCCGACCAGCAGCAGCGCGAACGCCATCCGCATCACCCACGCGACCGCCGCGCGCACCGCCGACCTTTTGGCATCGCGCCACGCCTTCAACAGCTCGCGCAGCTCCTGCACATCGGTAGCCGCCGCCGCATCCGACAGCCCGATCCGCGCCATCGCCCGCGTCGCGCCCAGCTCGCCCGCCTCCTCCGCAATCGCGCGCAGCGTCTGCAGGTCCGCGCCATCCTCCGCCGCCTGCCCCATCAACTGCGCCAGCAGCCCCGTATCCGCCATCTCTTGTCTCCCGCATGTCCGCGCGCTAGCCCCCCGCAAGTGAGACCGCGCCTTCGCATCATCGCCGCCGCCTTCGCCGCGGCCCTGCTCGCCTTCACCTTCGCGCTGCCGTTCCTTAAAGGTAAACGCTGCCTCGACGCCGGCGGGACGTTCGACCGCACGACGTTGGTCTGCACCCCGGCGCGTTGATCGATGCGGTGCCAGCCCGCTCCCCCGCCCGGCCACCCATTGAGGATACCATGTGGGTGGCCGGGCGGGGGAGCGGGCTGGCACCGCACATCCGCGTGAGCGGATCAAACAACCGACTCACATCCCCACCAACCCCCGCTTCTCGTCATCCGTCAGGAAATCCGCCCCCGCGACCCGCGCCCACAACTGGTCGCGCTCGTCGCTCAAGGCCGGGATCGCCTCGACCTCGATCTCCAGCGCGCCCGTCCCGAGCCACCCGTCGATCCCCTGCCCGATCGCGCCCAGCACCCGGCGCCCCAGCGGCACGATCGTCTGCCGCCACAGCGCCCGGTTCGCCTCGCGATAATTGGCAAAGGTGTTGTCACCCGGCAGGCCCAGCAGCATCGGCGGCACCCCGAACGCCAGCGCGATCTCGCGCGCCGCCTGTGCCTTCAGCCCCACGAAATCCATGTCCGCCGGGGTCAGGCTCATCGCCTGCCATTTCAGGCCCCCGTCGAGCAGCATCGGCCGCCCGGCATTGGCCGCCCCGGCAAAGGCGTCGTCCATCTGCGCGCGCAGCCGGTCGAACTGTTCGCCCGACAACACCCCGCCATCGCCCGGATCATGGACCAGCGCCCCCGAAGGCCGCGCGGCATTGTCGAGCAGCGCCTTGTTCCACCGCGCCGCCTGGTTGTGGATCGCCACCGCGCCGGCCGCCACGCCCATGCAGCCCAGCCCATAATGATCGTCCAGCGGATGAAAGCCGCGCAGGTGGATCAGCCCCGGCCGACCGCCCTCGCCCTCCGCCGCGATCCGCAACACCCGCTCGCCGACGCGATACCGATACGCCACCGGCCAGCCGCCCGCATCGGCCTCGACGGTCACCCGCTCGGGCCTGAGCGCATATAGCTCCCCGATCCTGCCAGCGCCATCGTCGAGAATCTGGATATAGGCATTGCCGTGCAGCAACAGCTGCGCGCCGACGCTCTCCAACAGATCCTGCCCGGCCGAGCGCGCCGCGACCAGCGCCACTGCCCGCGCGTCACCCTTCAACGGCAACGACGCGAGCCCCTCCGCCACCATCCGGACCGCGCGCTGCGCGATCGGATTGCCCAGATACGCCTCGCGCAGCTGCGCCTCATAGCCTTGCGCCCAATCCCCCGCCGCCGGCCCGCTGCCATCGCGCCACAGGGTCGCGCCACCGCGCGCCAACACCGGACGCGCACCATCGCGCCCGGACCTGCGTCCGAACCATTTCATGGATATTCTCCTGTTGTCGGGCCATGCCCGGTTATGTTGCGATGGCCTTGCTACGAAGGTGGACGTACCCCCGCGAAGGCGGGGGTCCAGAGCCACGAACACCCCCGCCCGCCACTATCGTCCCCCCGGACTTGATCCGGGGCTCCGCTTCTTCTTCTACGGTCGAGACGGCGCGCGTGCGGCACCCCCTTCTCGACTACGGTTCTCGACAGGCTCGAACCTGCGCTCGAAGCAAACGGGAGGGGCAGAGGAGGAGTAGAGCGACCTCCCCCCCACCCGTTCAGTTCGAGCAGCTTCGAGCCTGTCGAGAAGCGTCCGTCGAGAACCCCGCCCCCCGCAAATCACAAAACCCGAACCACCGCCTCCCCGCGCCCACCGAGCATCAGCTCGGTCATCGCCCACACCAGCGCATCGGCGCGATCCGGCGACCGACCCGGCCCCTCATACCCGCCGCCGGTGACCAGCCCGCACAGCTCGTCCTCCAGCGCGGGAAACGCCCCGACATGAAACGCCCGCGCGCCGGTATAGAGCGCCGCCACCGGCTCCGCCCGCGCGACCTTCCCCCGCGACGCATGGACCAGCCGCACCGGCAGCCCGGCATCCGCCGCGCGCAGCACGCTCGCCACCATCGCCCCGCCCTGATTCGCTTCCGCCACCACCCGGTCGGCCGCATGGCGGCCCGCACAGGCCGCCACCGCCGCCGCCCAGCCTTCGGGCGACAGGCCGGAAACGCTCGCATCCTCCAGCACATAGGCGAAGCCGTCCGCGCCCTTGCCGACCGCGACGATGCCGCATGCATCGCCGCCGACCCCGGCGGGCGGATCGACCCCGACCACCACCCGCACCAGCGCCGGCACCTTGTCCACCCGCCGCGCCTCGATCACCGCCCGCTCCCACAGCGCGCCGGCGACATCCTCGATCAGCTCGCCGTCCAGCTCCTGCCGCCCCAGCCGGGTGCCGGCATAGGCCCCCTCGATCTGCGCGAAATAACTCTCCGACAGATGGCGATTGTCACGCGACCGCCCGCCGGTGATCCGCACCCCCTCCATCGCCCGGATGCGGCGCAGCAGCGGGATGACGCGCGGCGTGGTCGTGACCAATGTCTGCGGCCGCTCCCCCATCCGCATTCCCATCATGAGGTTGTCCCACGTCGCATCGGCATTACGCCACTTGGCCAGCTCGTCGCACCACGCGACATGATGCTCCGGCCCGCGCAGCCCCTCCGGGCTTTCGGCGGCATAGACATGCGCCTCGGCCCCCGATCCGAACTCGACCACGCCGCGCGACGGGCGCCACGTGACCGGCCCGTAATGCCGCCCGATCGCCAGCAGGCCGGCGGGGCCGCGCACCATCACGCTCTCCACATCGCGCCGCGTCGCCCCGACCAGCGCGATGCGCAGGTCGCGCCGCTCCGCCGCCTGCGCGCACACCCATTCCGATCCGGCGCGGGTCTTGCCGAACCCGCGCCCCGCCTGGATCAGCCACACCGTCCAGTCATGGTCGGCGATCGTCTGCCCGTCATGCGCCCATAATTTGAAGCGGGTCGCCAATTCGCTGCGCCGGTGCGGCGTGACCCGCAACAGAAAGCGTTCGAGCTGCACGTCGTTCAGTTCGGTCATTGCCGCGACCAGCGGATCGAGACCGCTCATGCCCGCGTTTCCTGCCGACCGCGCATCGCCTTGATCCGGGCGATCAGCACGGCATCCGTCTCGGCCTGGGTTGCGCGGAACCGCTGTTCGCGATGCCCGCTGCCGCCCTTCACGATCGACCGGTGCCGGTCGAGCAGCTTGATCGCCTGTTCGACACTGATCGCGCCTGCGACAACCTTGTCGGGATCGCCGACCGCAACCCCGTCCAGCACCGCGATCGCCTTGGCCAGCAGCATCTCTTCCAGCCGGTCATATCCGGCCAGCAACGCCATGCGCCATTGCGCAGCAAAGGCCGGATCGCGGCGGCGCAGGGCATAGACGCTCGTTTGCGACAGGCCGATCGCCTCGGCTGCGGCGCGTACGTTGCAGGTCGCCGCAACATGATCGAGGAACTGTTCGCGTCGGCCTTGCGTCCATCCCTTCGTGACCCGTCGCAACTGCACCGTTCGACTGCACCCCTCGGCCAGCACCTCTTCCTTGCTCATGTCCCCACCCCCCAGACGCACCTCGGGGCCGACGACGTTTCCGTCCGGCCCCGATCCCCACAATTCCCGATGTTCCTGTTTTGTGCCATAAGAGCGTCGCGCTGTCAACCGAAATGTTCCTATTTGGTTCGTTTATGCGCTGCCATGGCGGATGGGCGTCATCGTCCCCATATAGGAGGCATCGTTGGCAGATGGTCCCGTAGGCGCCAGCGACCGGGAGACGCACGCGCTTCCGCTTACGCTGTTGGGAGCGTCAATATGGACCTCAACGATCTTCTTCACCGCCATCAGGTTTCGCTGATGCGCGCCGCCCGTGCCAAATCGGTCGAGGCCGCCCATTCGCATGGCGGCATGGCGCGCGGCTACGAACGCCAGATCGCGTCGCTGCGCGACCTGCTCGGTGCCTCGGGCCGGATGGTGACGGCATGA